GTTTAGATTTTGTATTTACAAGTCCACCATACTTTGGTTGGGAAGCCTATGGTGATGAGCCAGAACAATCAAGTATTAAGTTTAGTACAAGTGATTTATGGAAAGAACATTTCTTAAAACAAACAATTAAGAATGCTTTTAAAGGATTGAAGAAAGGCAAGAAGTTGGCACTCAATGTAGCCAATACTAAACAGTATCATACATTTGAAGAAGATACTGTCGACCTTGCTTTAGAAGTAGGATTTGAACATACAGATACATGGTGGTTATCATTATCTACTCAACAAGGGGGTTCTAAAGTTTCTACATTAGACGGTGAAACGACTGAAAAGAAACAAGAGAATAGATATATGGGTAGATATGAAAGACCCGATATATCAGGTCGTAAATTTGAACCTACTTTTATATTTACTAAGCCGGCGTAGCTCAGTTGGTAGAGCAGTTGATTTGTAATCATCAGGTCGGGAGTTCGAGTCTCTCCGCCGGCACCACGATTTGTTCGTGTTTTGTTCTATAAAAACCCTATATTTTTCAACGATTTTTTTATGCTTGACAAATAGACCAAAATACGGTAGCGTATAGATATGACTACACAAAACATCAATTTAAACATCAAAAGTAATCTTGCTAAGTTGTTAGCAACAGAAAATATTACTGTTCAACACAACAATGTAAAGACTGCTTCATTTGATGTCAAAAACAGAGTTCTTACTCTTCCTATCTTTAATAATCAATCGGGTGATGTCTATGATATGTTAATCGCCCACGAATGTTCACACGCTCTTTATACTCCTTATGAGAAGTGGGAGAAAGTTGTACATGATGAAGAATTAAAATCTTATGTTAATGTATTAGAAGATACTAGAATTGATAAACTTATTCAAAAGAAGTTTCCAGGTGTAGTTAAAAACTATCTTAATGGTTTTGATATTCTAAACAAACAAAACTTTTTCGGACTAAAAGAAATTAAAGATTTACAAAAAGGTTTAATGTTAATTGATAAGATTAACTTACGTTCTAAATCAATGGATAGAATGTCTTTTGATTTCAATTCTGAAGAACAACAATGGATTAAAAAAGTTGATAGTCTTAAATCTTTTGCTCAAGTTGTTAAACTTGCTAAAGAAATGATTGACTGGCAAAAGAAACAAGTTGAACAACAACAAAAGTTGCCACAATTTGATGAGATGATGGCAAATTATTCAGATGATAATCAACAAGAACAAAACAAAGAAGAACAAAAACAAGAACAACAAGAAAAGTCTGGTCAATCAGATAGTGATGACCAAGAACAAAAACAAGAACAGCAAGAAGAAAATGACGGTGAAGAAGAAAACAGTTCTTCAAGTTCTAACGAAGAAAAAATTAATGATGAAGAAGAAGTTCAAAAGACTGAAACAGAAACAGTAACAAATGGGGCAGGCGGTAATTTTAAATTAAAATCTGTTACTAATAAAAACTACGAACAAAATGTTCAATCTTTAGTAGACACAAAACATAAAGGTTTTGAATATGTTACTTTACCAGAACCTAACTTAAAAAACATAATAGTAAATTATAAAGAATATATTAATGATTTTAGAAAACACATACAAGAACATACTGGTTATTCTAGTAGTGTTACTAAGTATGAATATTTGTCAAAACTAAAACAGAAATATAAAGAATTTCAAAACGATAATAAAAAGACTGTTCAATATCTTGTCAAAGAATTTGAGATGAAAAAGGCAGCCACTTCCTATCAACGTGCTAGTGTTGATAAGACTGGTGTTTTAGACCCTTTAAAACTTAAAGATTACAAATTCAGTGATGATTTATTTAAAAGATTATCAATTATACCTGATGCTAAAAATCACGGTATGATGATGTTATTAGACTGGTCAGGTTCTATGGCTGACTGTCTATATCAAACAGTTGAACAATTAATTAACCTTGTTTATTTTTGTCAAAAAGTAAATATTCCTTATGAAGTTTATTTCTTTTCAAGTGATAACAAAAGTATTTTTTCTAATACAAGTCAAAATGACGGCAAAAAAAACTTTAATTATAAAATAGGTGATATCTTTCAACAGCCTTTTAAATTAGTAAACATCGCTAGTCATAAAATGAAAAAAACAGAACTAGACGAAGCCATGTTATATATGTTTCATATGGCAGTTGAATATGATTATAGTTATAGAAGAAAACCTGACTATGATTCCTTCTCATGGAGAATGGGTTCTTTTTATATTCCTAGAAAGTATCAGTTGGGGTCAACACCTCTTAACGAAGCACTTACTGTGTGCCACAAATTAGTTCCTATGTTTAAGGCTAAATATCGAATTGAGAAAATGACCTTTATCACTTTAACTGACGGTGCCGGTAACGGTAACAGTGATATTATCAGTGATGAGAATTTTCAATCTACCGACAGATGGGAAAGAAACTATGTAAAATCTAATGTGTTAGTAAGAAGTAAATCCTTTGACAAACAAATGGTCATTAAAGATAAAAACAAATACTATCATGTTGAAAAGAGAAACGCCTATCACAGTGAAGAACTAACAGGTACTCTTTTAAATATTCTAAAAGAAAAATATGATGTATCAATTATAGGTTTCTATGTGTTAAAACTTAGACGATACGATATGGGAAGATATTTTAGTACCATCTGGAGTGACAGTACAAAAGAAAAACAAAAGACTGAAAACAGAAAAAAACAGTTTAATAAAGAAAATGTTTGTGAATATCCACAGACAGGTTACAACAAATACTTTTTATTGAATGGTAAAAAAATGTCTGTAGAAAATACTGATTTATCAGGTATCAATGATACAATGAACGCCGGTAGAATTAAACAGATGTTCAGCAAATCTATGAAAGGTAGACTAGTTTCCAGAGTGTTATTGAACAAATTTATTGAGGAAGTTGCTTAATTGAGTAAAAAAGTCAATAAAATCAAGGGAAATAAACGCTTGACAAATGAACTAAAATACGGTAGCATGGATAATATGATGAAAGGACACACTATGTTAAATACAAGTCAACAAGAGTTCGTAAAACACGCTTACGAATTATTCGGTAAAACCGAATTGACTACAGAGGAACTTAGAGAAGCCAACAATAAGTTTGGTAAGAAATCTCCCCCTCAGTGGTTAACAAAGAATAAAGACTACAAATTAGGTAGGTCTTTATTTAAATTACCAGTTGATGGTAATGATGTTTCAGTAAAGACTGAAACTGTAGAAGTTGAAAGTAACAATGAACAGATGATGGCGCCTGAGCCTCAAACTAAGACAGAGGCTGCCTACATTGTTTCTTCACTAACAGGAAATATTGTTCCCAAAAAAGATCCAGTATTCGTTTCTTTTGGTAACTATCCTGATATTAAAATGATTGTTAAATCTAATATGTTTTATCCTGTGTTTATTACTGGTCTATCTGGTAACGGTAAAACAATGGGTGTTACTCAGGCGTGTGCCGAGAACAACCGTGAATTAATAAGAGTTAACATCACAATTGAAACAGACGAGGATGATTTACTTGGTGGTTACAGACTAAAAGATGGTCAAACAGTTTGGCAAAATGGTCCTGTAATCGAAGCCATGGAGAGAGGCGCTGTTCTTCTCTTAGACGAAATCGACCTTGCTTCAAATAAGATTATGTGTTTACAACCAATCTTAGAAGGGTCAGGTGTCTTTGTTAAAAAGATTAACAAATTTGTAAAACCTGCTCAAGGTTTCAATGTGATAGCCACTGCCAACACTAAGGGTCAAGGCTCTGATGATGGTAAGTTTATCGGTACTAATGTTCTTAACGAAGCTTTCTTAGAAAGATTCCCAATTACCTTTGAACAAAAGTATCCAGGCGTTGCTATTGAGAAAAAAATTCTTAATAACACATTAAAAGCCGCTGGTAAATCAGATGAAAACTTTGTAGAAAAACTAACTACATGGGCTGATGTTATCAGAAAAACTTACTTTGAAGGCGGTGTAGATGAGATTATCTCAACAAGACGTTTAGTACATATCGTTCAAGCCTTTGCTATCTTTGGCAACAAAATGAAAGCTGTTGAAGTTTGTACTAATCGATTTGATGAAGATACAAAAAATTCGTTTGTGGAACTATACACTAAAGTTGATGCTGGGGCAAGTGCTGAACAAATACTAGAACAGCAAAGACAAAGTGAAATAAATACACAAATGGATTCCAATGATGATGAGGAAGATGTTATCTAAAATTCATCAAAAACATAGTGTAGTCCTAGGTGGGAGTGTAGTGGCTCCCACCACCTTCTACACAGAAAGGAGTTAAGTTGACAATAGAAGTTCAAGTACGAAAAGGCAATTTAGAACAGGCGATGAGAGTTCTTAAAAAGAAAGTTTTAAAAGAAGGCATTATTAAAGAATTAAAAGCTAGACAATATTATGAAAAGCCTTCAGCCAAAAAACGTGAAGCTAGAAAACAAGCACGTAAAAATTGGTTAAAAGTTCTAAGAAAACAAGAAAAGTTTGATTAAAAAGTTTTTACGCCAAGGTGATAATATATATAATAATGATAGGCAGTCCGTAAGACCTATCAGGCGTAGAGGGTTGACCGACACCCAATTCTAAATTAAAGTCGGGCTCGAAGGCTTTGATGGTTGTGCCGTTAAACAACCATCAGTATTGTTACTTAATAAACACGTGTTGACCTAAGGTTAGTCAACGCTTGACATTTAGAAATTAATAACTATATGTCTTATAGAAACGCCGTAAGGGTTTCTAATATTAACTTGCTTAAAAGGAGTAAAAAATGACATACTTAGAAACATTTAATAAACTCAGACCTTTTTCTGTAGGGTTTGATGATATTTTCAATCAATTTGATAGAATGTTGGATACACCAACACCTTCCTATCCACCATATAATCTAATTAAAGATGGTGACAATTATAAGATTCAATTAGCACTTGCTGGTTGGTCTAAAGATAGTGTTGACATTGAAGTAAAAGAAAATACTTTAACTGTCAAATCTAAAAAAGACTTGGTTGAAAAAGACGAGGAACATCTATATAAAGGTATCTCAACAAGAGCATTTGAAAGGTCTTGGACTTTATCTGATGAGATGAAAGTACAAGGTGCTAAATTTGAAAATGGTTTGCTCGAGATTTCTTTAGAAAGAATTATTCCTGAAGAAAAGAAACCTAGACAGATAACTATCGACTAATAAGTCGGGCACGGAGGGGTGTCCTTAGAGGCTTAAAAGGACTATAAAGATAGCAATTACAGGATCATAACCTGGTCAATATAGTCAATCGCCTCACCCCTCCAGCATTGACAAAAGAATTTTTTTAATATATAATGAATCAATATGTTTAGTTATTTGGGTGGTAAAAAATTTCAAGCAAAGTGGATTTCTTCACATTTTTTAAAACATCATACTTATGTAGAACCTTTTGGTGGCGCCTATTGGAATTATTTTATAGGCAATCATTACTCAGAGGTCAATGTTTATAATGACTTTAATAAACATATTGCCAATATCTTTTACTGTGCTAAGAATAACCATAAAAAATTTTTAGAATCTTTGTTATCATATGAAATTCAAAGTGAAAAAATATTTAATCAGTTTAAATCTGAACTCTTTCCCATTAATACAAATTTTAAATTAGGTAATGTTGATATAGCAACAAAATATATTTACTTACAAACTCAAAGTTTTAGTGGAGATACATTATCTGAAAAAACAAAATTTGTTAATTTAAAGGGAAAATATAAATCAAAATATGAACATTTCTTAGATAAACTTTCAAGTGAAAAATGGCAAAATTTGATTCAAGGTATTGATTATATTCATAATGAATCTTATGAAACGATTATTTCTATGTATGATAAGAAAGATACTTTATTTTATTGTGATCCCCCATATTATAAAATGGAAGATTATTATGTACAAGATTTTCAAAGACACCAACATTTAGAATTATCTGATTTATTAAAATCAATAAAAGGTAAATTTGTATTATCATATTATGATTTTACAGAACTTCAAAAATGGTTTCCTAAAGATAAATTTACTTGGATTGAAAAAGAATTTAATAAACAAAATTCAAGTAAAAATAAAGGAGCAGACAAGGGTAAAGAAGTTTTAATTATGAATTTCAAACCAGCATTGACATTAGAGTAAGTATATGTTATATTAACTGAATATGAAATATAACGAAGATAAGATACTAAGAGAAGTTTTAGATTATGTAAAATCTACCTATGGCGAACATTACTCTACAGGAGATGATGGCTTTCAAGTACAAGATTTATTTAAAACACTTAATATAGGAAAAGATTTTTGCCACGCTAATGCTATTAAGTATTTGTGTCGTTATGGTAAGAAGAACGGGTATAACAGAGCAGACTTGTTAAAAGCAGTTCATTATGTTATACTCTTATTAAATTATGACCAGGAGAACGTGAATGAACCTAACGAGTGATACGATTAATGTTTTGAAAAACTTTTCAGATATTAATCAAAACATCCTGATTAAACCAGGAAACAAAGTCCAAACTATTTCGACTATGAAAAATATTTTGGCAGAGGCAGATGTAGCTGAAAATTTTGACAGTGAATTTGCTATCTATGACTTACCTGAATTTTTAAGGTCTGTCGAAATGTTTGATAAACCTACATTAAAGTTTAATGGTGGTTCAAATGTAACTATTAAAGATGAGAAATCACCACAATCTATAAAGTATTTCTTTGCTGATAAATCTGTTATTGTATCACCTACAAAATCAATTACAATGCCAGATACATATGTTTCTTTTACAATTAAAAAAGAAAACTTTGAACAGTTAAGAAAAGGTATTACTAATCTTAATTTACCAGATGTTGCTGTTAAAGGTGATGGTAAGAAAATTACTTTAACTGCCACAGACAAAAAGAATAAATCATCAAATGATTATT